GGAAGAGCCGTATCTAAATATATGAAGGGGAAACCATGACATATAAACTAGGAAACCGTAGCAATGAGCGGCTGGAGGGCGTTGACCCTAGCTTGCAGACGCTTGTGCGTTCAGCGATAGGGCGTTCTGAGCAGGACTTTAGCGTAATCTGCGGACTACGAACTCGCAAAGAACAGGAAGCTCTTGTGGCTAAAGGTGCCAGCCAGACCATGAAATCTAAACATCTTGGTGGGTTCGCTGTAGATTTGATGGCTTACATCGACGGAGGTAGGTGGGAACTGAACCTGTACGATGAGATTGCAGACGCTATGAAAGACGCGGCGAAAGAACTTGGTATTAAAATTCGGTGGGGCGCGGCGTGGCATATAGATAATATTGCTGAATTTGACGGCACTGCTGAAGAAGCTATGAATGAATATATAGATTTAAGACGGTCACAGGGACGTAGACCTTTTATTGACGCCCCGCACTTTGAACTAATAGATTAGTAATCAACAAGGAAAATGCATAATGGATGTTGTCGATTGGGCAAAGTACATGTATAAGAAACTTGAGGAGCGGGAAAAAGATCTTTCTGCTGCTCTTGCAAGTGGCGCTGTCAAAGACTGGGAGCAATACAAAATGTCTGTGGGAGAGATACGGGGACTCTCTTTCGCTCGTGAAGAAATCAAGTCCCTGCTGGAAAGAACCGTAGACGATGTCGAAGACCTTATATCTTCCTGATCACGTTGCGCAGAAAAGAACCAAAGAGAAAGAAGAGGCCAAGGCCGACCCTGAAACTTTGAAAAGCGCATATGTTGACGCTAATGAGCGGGTGTTAGACCCCTCCCTTTTAGAAAAACCGCTACTCGAAAGACTACCGCAGCCGACAGGTTGGCGGGTTTTAGTTATGCCGTATCAAGGCAAATCTAAAACATCGAGTGGTTTATATATTCCTGATGAAGTTCGAGAGCGAGAGAACGTGGCTACTGTTGTGGCCTACGTGATGAAGCTTGGACCTCTAGCTTACAAGGATTCCGACAAGTTCGGATCTGGCAGTGAGCCGTGGTGCAAGGAAGGCCAGTGGGTATGCATTGGTCGTTATTCTGGATCGCGTTTCAAGATTGATGGTGGAGAGGTTCGCATTATTAATGATGACGAAGTTATCGCCACACTTCTTGAGCCGGACGATATCAAACATGTTTAGGGGTAGGTTATGTCTGAAGAATTAAACACTGAAGAGCCTGAGATTGTAGTAGAAGAACCAGATCAAGAGTCTAAAGTTGAGGTCGCGGCAGAGGCGGCACCGAGTGACGAGCTAGACTCTTATAGTAAAGGTGTGCAGACACGCATCAAAAAGTTAACGGAGAAATACCGGCAAGAAGAGCGTGACAAGTCCGAAGCGGTGCGTTTATCGCAACAACTTCTGGACGAGAACAACAAGTTAAAAACTCGTGTAAAAGCGTTAGATACTGGATATCTATCTGAGTATGGCACTCGCTTGCAGTCACAAACAGATGGTGCAAAGCGAATTTATAAAGAGGCTTACGAGGCTGGCGACACGGATAAGATGCTCGAGGCTCAACAGGCTTTGTCTAACATTGCAGTGCAGCAGCAACAGTACAACACGGCGAAAGCTAGAGCGGAGCAGCAGGCTAAGATGCCTGTTCAGCCGCAACAGCAAGCAGCCCCTGCCCCACAGCAACAGCAAGCGGCCCCGGTGCCGGATGAAAAAGCTGTTCGGTGGAAGGATAAAAACAAGTGGTTTGGCGACGATAAAATAATGACGACAGCCGCCTATACCATCCACCAAGGACTTGTCGAGGAAGAAGGGTTTGACCCGAACACCGATGAGTACTATACTGAGGTGGACAAACGCATACGCACGGAGTTTCCACACAAATTCCAGGCGCAAAAGAAAACGGGTGGAGGAAGCCAGGTCGCTTCTGCTGGTAACTCCGCATCCCGCAGCACTAAACCAGGGCGCAGGTCGGTCAAGCTATCGCATTCTCAAGTAGCAATTGCGAAAAAGCTAGGTGTACCTCTCGAAGAATACGCTAAGTTTGTAAAGGATTGATAAAATGACTGATGTAAGAACACCGCGCAAGAGCGCAACCCGCGAAACAGAAACGCGCAGAACACCGTGGGCACCGCCCAGTCACCTATCTGCACCAAACCCACCTGATGGGTACGTGCATCGTTGGGTACGAGTTTCAATGCGAGGCGAGGAAGACAAAATGAATGTCAACTCCAAGCTTCGTGAAGGATGGGAACCTGTCCGTAAAGACGAGTATCCTGACTATGAGGCCCCAACTATCGACGATGGTCGATATGAAGGCGTTATAGGACAAGGGGGACTGATGCTGTGCCGTATGCCTGAAGAAACAGCCAGAGAAAGAAACGAGTATTACGGGGGCCGAACCCGCGAACAGATGACCGCTGTAGACCAGGACTTGATGAAGGAACAACATCCTTCAATGCCGATTCATAATGATCGGCGTAGTCGTGTAACATTCGGAGGTCGCGAGCGCGACTCTGATTAATCATTGAGGTGCTATAATGGCAAATTCTAACGGAGCTTTTGGGTTACGGCCCATTGGCATTGTTGGACAAGGTGCAAACACTACTGGGGCAACCGAGTATCGCATCGCGTCCGGCAACAATACTAAAATGTATCAGGGGTCTCCTGTGATACCTGTCGCTGACGGTACTATTTCTGAGGCGCAAGCCGCAGCGGGTGGTAACGTAGGTCTTCTTGGCGTTTTCTGGGGCTGCAAATTCGTTCGCGCATCAGACGGTAAGATGATCTTTTCTCCTTCTTGGCAGGGAACTGCTGCGGGTGCAGATGCAAACCATCCGATTGTTGCGTTTGTGTACGATAACCCGATGCAAACGTTTACTATTGCAACGTCGAATGTAATTGGTGCAAGAAACACAGAAGCCGAAGTTCGTGCCGCAGTGTTTAAAAACATCAACTTTGCAACAGCGACTACTGGTAACAACACCACAGGTATTTCTTCTGCAACTGCGGATCTAAATACTATTGCTACAACTGCTGCGCACAAGCTACGGATTATTGGGGTTCAAGACGATCCTGACAATGCGGACTTCACTGTTGCTGGTATCCCTTTAATTGTACGACTCAATACTTCGTTCAACTCTGCTAATGGCGGAATTGCAGCGGGTACTGTCTCGTCTACTGGCGTATAGGAGGTCTAAAAAATGGCTATTTCACGCGCACAACTAGCTAAAGAGCTAGAACCAGGCCTCAACGCCTTGTTTGGTATGGAGTACTCACGGTACGAAAACCAACACGCCGAGATCTTTACAACAGAGTCTTCTGATCGAGCATTCGAGGAAGAAGTTATGTTGTCCGGATTTGGCGCAGCACCAACCAAATCGGAAGGTTCTGCTGTAAACTTTGACGACGCTAACGAAGCATATACTGCTCGTTACAACCACGAAACAATAGCGTTGGCATTCTCAATTACTGAGGAAGCTATCGAAGACAATCTCTATGATCGTCTTGGTTCACGTTATACCCGTGCGTTGGCTCGTTCAATGGCACACACAAAGCAAGTCAAAGCTGCTTCAGTTCTTAACAACGCCTTTACTGGTGGTGCTTCGGCTGGTGGCGACGGAGTTGCTCTTTGTTCCACTGCACACCCGCTAACTAACGGCGGGACTTTCGCTAATCGTCCAGTAACTGCTGCTGATTTGAACGAAACATCTCTTGAAGATGCTTTGATCAACATCGCAGGATTTGTTGACGAGCGTGGTTTGAAGGTTGCTCTTCGCGGCCTGAAACTGGTTATCCCACGTCAGTCGCAATTTATTGCGGAACGTTTGATGGTTTCAAACCTACGTGTAGGTACAGCGGACAACGACACTAACGCGATCCGTTCAATGGGTATGTTGCCTGAAGGTTATGCCGTCAACGACTTCCTCACTGATCCAGATCACTTCTTCGTGATGTCAGATGCTCCTCGTGGAATGATCCACTTTGAGCGGACTCCACTTTCCACAAATATGGAAGGTGATTTTGACACAGGTAACATGCGGTTCAAGGCTCGTGAGCGTTACAGCTTCGGGTTCTCAGATCCACGTTGTATCTACGGTTCACCAGGAGCGTAACACTTAATATACGGTGTAGTTTCAAGGGTAGAGGCGGTCTTCGGATCGCCTCTTTCTTTTTGTTTTGTCCTGTTGTATCATCCCGACATCCCTGACAGCCGCATGGTGCGGCTGACAATTGCCACGACAGGAGACTCACATGGCTAATACAACTTTTTCAGGCCCAATTCGGGCTGGTAATATTAAAGACACAACAGGAACAACCGTAGGCACAAACGTGGCTAACATCGGTCAAGTTGTTATGTCTCAATCTATTATGATTGATGCTGCGGTAGCGGTGGGAACAACCACCTATGATGTTGGTGTCATCCCTCAAAATTCACAACTTCTAACTGTCACAATAAGAGTGGCTATAGTTAGCAACGCTGCGGGCGCTGCGACTGTCTCAGTGGGCAAGACTGGATCGACTCAGTATTTAATTGCAAACACTAACGTCAAGGCTCTTGGTGAGACTTCATCCATTGCTAATG